CCGTCTGGGCGTATGGCTTTGTCTATCCTGCGTGCCACTTCCCGAGATTTACAAGAGGAGGGTTTCTGGTTCAATGAAGAGACAGATTATGAACTAAAGCCTGATCAGTTAACTTTTGAAATTACCATCCCAGCCAATATCCTGCGCATTGATAGTGAGGAAGGCGACTGTATCCGGCGCGGGTCAAAGCTTTACGACCGCTATAAAAAATCCTTTAAATTTGATCAACCAGTTAAATGTGAGGTTGTGCTTCATTTGCCATGGGAAGATTTACCCTCTGTGGTACGCCGTTACATCATTGCTTTGAGTATTGAAAAATTCATTGAAAGCTTCCCCCACGGTCAAGCCACATCGGAGGCTAGAATGCGTAACCTACTACGGGCAAAAGCTGCGTTTGAAAATGCTTCCATCCAAAATGGCGATTATAATTTACTAGCTAATGTGTCTATTCAATACAAAATGAGGAGAACATGATATGCGCGTAGAAGGCGGCACATCCAATATCATTAACGGTATCTCGCGTCAGCCAAGTGAGATTAGGCTTACATCCCAATTAGAGGAAAGTATTAACCAATTTCCCACCCTTACAAAAGGCCTTATTCCTCGTAATCCCACAAGATGGCTGGGTAAATTACCAAAGGCTAGAACCGCTGCCGCACTAACTCATATCATCAACCGTGATGCGAATGAGCGATATATCGCCACTATTGACCGTCCCACTATTTCAGTTCATGATTTGAATGGCAACCCACAACAGGTTAATGAACAAGGGAATGCCTATCTCTACCTTCTCCCACCTATAGAAGGCGCTTATGAGGCTTTGACCGTTGCTGATCACACTTTTGTTCTTAATAAGAACTACAAAGTTATCTCCTCATCCGCTCTTACACCTTATTTCGCACCTGGTGGTCTTGTCCATGTGGTCAAAGGTGAATATACATCTCATTATGGTGTGACAATTCGAGCCGGAGCTAACGCAACAGCAAATACTGTAGCCCTTTATACCACACCGGATTCCTACGCGTCAGATAATAACAGCGCCAATGCGCGTCAAAGAGCAACAAAGCCTAGCTCTATTGCTACCATATTGTTAACGGGTCAGACGCCATTTGGCTACAATGCCAATAATTTAAATGCCAATCTTTCATCAACCGACTGGGTTAAAGACCAATATGATAATGTCATCCATATTTACCATAAAAATACTAATAATAATTTCCACCTACATGTAAGCGGCGATGAGGAAAATATTCGTGCTCATAAGGGCACGGCACCGGCGCTGGATAGGCTGCCGCGCAAGGCACCACCCAATTTTGGCATCAAAATAACGGGCAGCCAAGAAAGCCAATATGATGATTATTATGTCAAATTTGATCACCCCTATGGTGTGAGTGAAGGGAGTTGGAAAGAAACAGTCGCCCCTATTATTCGTTATAAGTTATTGGCATCTTCAATGCCCCATCTCCTTGTTAGGGAGGCAGATGGTAGTTTCACTTTTAAACCGGCTGAATGGGCAGGGAGAGAAGTTGGCGATCTAGAAACCAATCCTTGGCCTTCATTTGTTGAAAGTCGAATCAAAGGTATGACGTTTTTTAAAAATCGCTTGTGCCTCTTCTCCGGTGAATCTGTAGCACTTTCGCGTCATGATGATCATTTTAATTTCTTCATTGAGAGTGTTATTACCCCACTTGATACCGACCCGATTGATGTTACCATTGCCTATCCTGACGTGTCGGATATCTACCACGCCGTCCCCTTCGGGTCAGAATTAATGCTGTTCACCACATCGGCAACCTTTCGCGTGGCAACCAGTGGCGAACTCTTAACCCCAAAAACTGTAGCAATTGAGCCAGTCCTTGATTTAAAAGCCTCTCAAAAAGTTAAACCGATTGTCGGTAATGACAAATGCTATTTTGTTAGTGATCGTGAATCTGGTTCCTTTGTTCATGAATTTCTATTTGATGAAGCCAGCGGTGTGCGCCAAGCGCCATCATTAACGGATCATGTCCAAGGCTATATTCCCAGTGACATTAAACTGATGGAAGTTGATGATGATCTAAAATTACTGGCTTTGGTATCAAGCAAGGAACCAACCCATATCTATTATTACAAATGGTTTTGGGTCGGCCAAGAAAAGGTTCAGGCTGCATGGGGCAGATGGGTTATTGACAATCCGATCATCACGATGAAATTCAGTGACGAGGAGTTGATCATTGTCACTGATGCGGGAGATGAAGGACGGGAAATCTTGAGCCTTAATTGTCATGAAGCGTGGGATAGGGGGCTTCCTTTTGAACCACTTCTCGATAAATCACTTATGCTAGATGCCAGCGCACCGCGCACTTACAATGCCGCACTTGATGTCACGATTTTCACTCTGCCTTACAAGGCTGAAGGCGTCCACGCCCTAAATGCATCAACAGACAATTTTGGCCTAGAATTAAAAGCCTCTGCACATTCAACTTACGAATTAGCTATTGAAGGCAATCATACTGGCGCAGTCTTAGTTGGTATTCCCTTTGACAGTTATTGTGTCCTGTCAAAATTCCATCACCGCTCGACCGACAATCATGGTTCCTTTGGCAACGCCATATCAGGCTCCAATTTGACGGTAGCTAATCTCATACTCGAGACGGGAACATGCGCCTATCTAACTGTTACTTTAAGTCGTGATTACCGCCCCGATTTTACTTATGAGTTTTCAGCGGCACAAGTTGGTACCAAAACCGGCAAGTTAGGCGTTGTGGTGTTTGGCAAGATTGAAAAGACTGTTTCGATCATGTCTCGCAACTCTGATTTCTCAATTAAGATAGGCAGCAACACGCCCTATCCCTATTCTCTATTATCTTACCGCTGGACAGGAGACGCAAAAGATGTCGCTTATTAATATTAGCAAACATGGCAATATCACGCCAACAACATTGTTTGATGTCTGTGAGCTAGACAAGCTGGCACGTGATGAGGATAGGCGAGAGGTTGAAGATATTTCACATAAACCACTCATCACCAATCTATTATTTGCGCTTGAACATGCCAAACCATGTCTAACAGCACGTACCCATTTTGGCGAACTCTACGGGATTTTTGGTGTACTTCCATCTTTCCATCATTGGGGAGCCATTGCTTTCATTGGCACAAAAGCGATTGAGCAAAATACCATAAGCTTTCTACGTGGATCAAAGGATGTTCTCAACTATGTCCAACAGCATTATGATATGCTTTGCAATATTGTTGATGCCCGTAATGAGGTTCATGTCCGTTGGCTTAAATGGTTAGGCTTCTCCATGATAAGGCGGTTAGATAATTTTGGCGCAAAACAGATCCAAGTATTAGAATTTGCTAAAGCATCAAACGATGCAAAGGCTGAGTGATTAATGAATAAATTAAGTAACTAAATCAAATGGTTAACTAAAAGATATAGGAGTTTCCAAATTTGTGTGATTTCATTTCCATTCTCTCAATGGGGCTGGGTGTTGCATCCTCCATGATGGAGTATCAAGGCGCTAAACAACAATATGCCGCTCAAGCAGAATTTGCTCGCCGTAACGCTGAAAATGCCTCCATCACCGCCACCACCAATTACAAAAATCTTAACATCAAAATGCAGCAAGAAGACCTGACCCGCCACCAATCCAAATTCCAAACCCGCATCGAAGCAGCTCAAGCGGCGGCAACAGCGGACGTGGCAGCCGGTCAAGGCGGTGTGTCTGGCCTTTCAGTCGAGCAATTACTTCGTGATATCTGGGCACAGGAAGGACGCAATAGCCAAGCCCTTGATAGTAATGCGCAGATGAACCGTGCCTATCTTGAAGGCGAGAAAAGGGCAGCTCAATTAGGCAGCCAAAATCAGATTAACTCTGTCCCCATTCCTGAAAAACCTTCCTTCGCCCCCTATCTGATTAATGCATTCGGTTCAGGGATTAATGCCTATACTGGTTACCAAAAACGAAAGGCCGCTAGATAATGGCCGTACAAAAATCAAGACGTGCAAATGGCGGCCTTTTTGGGTCAGGCCGTCAAATTGCCCCCATCCAGCAAACACCGATCCAACCAGCACCGGTTCCCTCTTCGCCCCATTTGTCACCACCACGATATGAGACCGGCAGCAATCTAACCAAGCTGGCACAAGCTTTGAGTAACTTTAATCAAAGCCTCAATAATCTGGCAAATACACAAGCTATTGAGAATAATAATCCTAATTCTAGGGCTAATCAGGAATGGATTGCTAAACGCCAACAAATGTCGTTGGATGAACTCAAGGCGGAAGTTGCTAATGATACAGCTCAAGGTATCAAAGTACGGGAAGATGCGCTCAATATGCTAGCAGCCAATAAGGCCGCCGCTCAATTTAAGAATGATTTCTTCCAGTTCTATGCGACAGAGTTCGACAAAACCAGCGGCGATGTTGATGCCGCCTATGAGCAATATCGCATGGGATATGCGCAAACATTGCCTTCAGAAATTGCCCGTGGTTCCTTCTATCAACTTACTGATGGTTTTAAAAACACGATTGTTGATCAAGATACAAAGGAAAAGATAGATTACACCCTTAACCAAATTGGTTCAGCATTAACCGATAGTTTCCGTAACACCATATCAGATGCCGCCACACAGGGTAAAACCCCAGATGAAGCAGCTAGCCTTGTCTTTGGTAATGCCGCCACCATGGGCGACTTTATGCGCCTAAGCCCGCAAGAGCGTGATCAAGCCATCATCAATTTGGCGAAAGAATATGCATCTCAAGGTGAAGAGGATATTGTTCGCGCATTGCTTAAGAATGAGCGTGGGGATTTGGGAAAAGCTTTAGTGAAAGATTATGGCTCACCCATGATTAACCTTATTAATCAAGCCGCTAACATCAAGCGCAGCCAGAAACAAGACAAGGACTGGCGCACCATTTCCGCATTTAAAACCCATGTCAAACAAGGCACCTTGGATGAGGATTTGGCTGCCCAATTTGAGGCTTCTGGTTCTATTTCTGCCCAAGCTTTAGGCGAAGGGCTTGTCCAGTCCCAAATCAACAAGGAAGCCATTCTGGAAAGACAAAGGCGGGAAGAGGCAAAACAACAAGCCGCTAACATCCACCAGATGCAAAGGATGGAACATGTCGCTAGAGCCTATGAGGCTATGAATGATATTGGCGGTATCACATATATTACCGACGTCGAAATTCCCAATGAGAGTGGCACCGGCAAGGTACGTTTATCGGCCAGTGAACTGGTGAAAGAAGTGGTTAAAATTAAAGAACAGGAATGGCAACAACTAACCCAAGCCGCCATTGACGCGGGTGAAGACCCTGATGTTGCCATCAACCAAGCTGATCAGATGAGGCTTAAATGGTACGCTGATCAGAATATTGAAAACAAATTATGGTCACAGCAATTTAGTGGCTTGGCATCACGTGCCCTACTCATGGATTTAACAGGCAAAGACAAACGCGTCGAATATCTCAAGCAAGTTGTTAATCGTTACCAAAATATCGCTAGCGTCAATCCTGCCTATGCCGCCACTTTGGTTGATGACAAACCATCACGCGAGTTTCTAGAGAGCTACAATGACGCTTTAGCTTTGGGCATGGATGAAGACACCGCGCTGCTAGACGCTGCCCAGACCGTCTCTCGTCCCGAAAATGAAAAGCGAAAAACCCAGCTTAATCAAAGAGATACTGCGGAAGTGGTGGAGCATCTCAAAAATCGCTTTGGGCTTGAAAGTTACAATGATGATATGCTGGCAACCATGGCACATGATCTCTCGCGGCGTGGCGCTACTAAGGAAGTGGTTATGGAGAAACTAGAGCAAGATTTAGAACGCCGTTCTATTGTCATTAATGGGCATCTTGTCTTTAATCATAAGAATATGCCACCCGATTTTTCCTATCTTGTCGGTGAAATCCTGTCCGAGCGTTTGAAGGAAAATCAAGAACAAATGGGACTGGGCGATGACCCTACTGATTTATTCATTGAGGCTAATCGTTCCAATTCTCATTGGCTTGTGCACTCAAAATCGCTTGGCGGCGCGATTATTGGTGAGCCTATTACGCCAGAAACACTCGCACTTCAGCGGGAGAGTAACAAGGAACGCCGCCTTGGTCGTTATCTAGTAACACTCTCCGACTCTTTAAACAAGCAATCCGGCACACGTCACGAGGAAAAGATGCGGCGTGATCGTAACTACCATGCCCAACAGACAATAGCAACAGAAATTAACTATTGGCAGCAGGAGTTGGAAAGTCAGAAATCATCTTGGCCGAGCCAGATCATTGAAAATAATATCTATCAGCTAGAGGAAGATTTAATTCACTTCCAAGCTGAAGAGATGATCTCGCGTGATGTCTATCCAGATAGTGAGGAATGGAAAGAATGGGAAATTAATCATAGCCATGACGTGTCGCATTTGCGTAAACATTTTAACGATCTCAAGACGCGACAAGCGTCGCTTAAACAGCAACAAAGGAATGAAAAATAATCATGGATCAACGCACAAAACACGCGGTCAAATTCTTTGTTGAAAAGGGGTGGAAGCCGCATCAAGCTGCTGGAATTGTTGGCAATCTTCTATCTGAAAGTGGCCTAAATCCGACCGTCAAACCCGGTGACAAAGGCACCGCCTTTGGTATTGCCCAATGGCGCTTTGACCGCTTCTCAGGCCTTAAAAGCTTTGCGGCCAGCAAAGGCCAGGACTGGCGCGATCTCGACACCCAGCTCGACTATGTTCACCATGAGTTAAATAATAATGAAAAAGCTGCAGGTCAACGTATCAGAAACGCACGAAACGCTCAAGAAGCTAACGACGGCATGATCATGTATGAGCGTCCTTATGGTTCCAACAAGGGCGCACGTTTTGCTCATAATTACCAGGGTAGAATGGCAAATACCAACAAGGCCTTTAGCCTATGGGCTGGGCAAGAACAGGGACAAAAGGAGGTAAAGACGCGACATGCGTCGCTAAAAACAGATCCCCCGCCTAACCCATCAAACCCTTTTCCCCCTAGAGCCGGTGAGGTGCAAGCCAAAAGCGTGGTTAATCCACTCGCTCCCTTGTCAGCGCCACGATACCTTACTTGGGCAGAACAGATTGAGCAGGAAAAGCAAAAGCCACAAGAATATGATAACTGGTTTCATGAATTAGGCGCTGCTTTCCAAACCGGAACCATTGGCGCGCAACTCTACACCAAATTCAAACTCTCTGATTTTGACCCCGACTGGGTACCAGATGAGGAAAAATTCATTGAAGCAATGGACAAAATACCCGAAAATTATCATCCACGTCTATTGGCAGCCAATTCTGAAACTTCCTTTCAAAACACCTTAAAATGGATTGAAGAAGATATGGAACGCGTCGAGCGCCTAGGCAAGGGCGGCTGGTCAGCCACTGCTGCCTCTCTGGTTGCTGGTGTTGCTGATCCTGTTAATCTCGTGCCTGTTGGCGGTGTCTATACCGCCGGTGCTAAATTAGGGAGTAAAGCAGCTCGCATGGCCTATGGCGCAGCCATTGGCGCTGGTGTTAATGCTAGCCTTGAGGTAGCCTCTAAAAACCTTCTCCAAGACCCCCATGCCGACCCTTTGATGGGCGCGGTCTTTGGCGCTGGTTTTGGTGCATTAGGGGGCGCATTGATGCGTAATCCTCATGCGCGGTTTGAAGCAGAAATGGCAAATGAGGCAGCCTATCTTCCCACATCCATGAGCGATTTTAAAGGAGTTGACCAAGTAAACCTAACTGGAAACTTAAGCGCAGCACGGAATCCTGATCTCATGGATGGGCTAATAAGTGGTGAAGATAGTGCCCTTTCTCGTCTCATTGAATTACAGGATAGTGATGTTGCTAAAGCTTTTGGCTATAAAGTCCGGTTTGATATTGTTGGTTCGATGACCACGTCAAAAAACCCAACTGTCCGCAAAGTCGGTATGTGGTTAGCTGATGAAACAGTAGGGGCTAGAAACGCTGATGGTAGCCATGCCGTCATTGAAGATAGTGTTAATGCCAGATATACGAGCGACCATCGTGCTCGCAACTATGAATTCATCTCTGGCTATATGCCCGCCAAAATGGAATGGATGAAGGGGCAGGACTGGCATCGGCTAAACCCGTTCCAAAAAGGTGCAAAAGAGTTAGAGTTCAACCGTCTCGTTAATGAGCAAATCCGCAATCCCTCTGATAGTGCCGACCCGCATGTTAAACAAGCAACTCAAACTCTACAAAAGGGACTGGCTAAATTTGCTGATGATATGAATGAGGCTGGGCTTTGGAATGGTAAAGCCAATGATAATTATCTGCCACTGATTGCCAATCATAACCGTATTGCCGAGATCGACCGTCTGGTGCATCATGAAGTTGTAGAGACCGCGATTGAACGCGCCATCATCAAACAAAGCCCCAATATCAGTGCAGAACTAGCCCAAGCCATGGCGCATGGTTATTATCTTCGCATCCGCCGTGCTTCTTACGGTATGGCAAACCCGATTGATGATGCGCTTCATATGGGCGATAGAAATGCTTTCATCAATAGCTATATGGAAGCTATGCCAAAAGGCAAAACATTTAGTGAAGAAGAGTTAGGCCGCGTCTTTGATGATCTGGTAGGTTTAGCAAGTCAGGCAAGAAGCGCCAAAGATATACGCTTTCTCAAACGCCGTACCCTGCTTGATTATAATTATGAAGCCGATATCAGACAAAGAGACGGATCACTCATGCGCTTTCGAGTGCGTGATTTCTTTGAAGATGATGCCGAATTCATCTATCGCCGTTACATGCGCCAGATGAGTGGAAGGCTGGCTTTTGCCAATTCCCCGCTCAAGCATCCGACCAGCGGTGAAACCTTGCTTGATGGTGTCCGGTCAGTTGATGATTTTAACAAGGTTAAGGAGATCGTCACCGAATCCTATCGCCAATCTGGACGACCTAAATCTGAATGGGACAATGAACTAGACACTGTCTTAACCAATATGGATTTCCTCTGGAAGCGCATCAATGCCATTCCCGTTATGGGTAGTGAAAAAGCATGGGCGCAATGGATGCGCCGCATTGGCACCGTTCAATTCATCCGGCTAATGTCTAATATGGGGCTTAACCAGATACAGGAATCAGTCAAGATTTTCGCTTTGACCGGCTGGCGCGCTGCCTGGTCGTCCCTTCCTGCACTTCGTTCAATGGCGGATGGCGTGGCACGTGGTAAATATCCAAAAGATAGATTATTGAATGAGATTCAGGATATGACAGGTTTGGGTATGGACAATCTCTATAGCCCACGTGATCTAAGAATGCATGATGATCGTCTTGGTGTTGATGCCAGCCATGGTATTGGTTCAAAACTGGATATCTTTCTTGATGGAGCCTCTAAGATCACCGCCAATTTGACCTTGTTTAAACAAATCCATGCCTTCCAGCAGAAATGGGCAGCCAAAAGCATTGTTCGGCAAATGGCTGATATGGCACGAATAGCCAAACAGAATGAGGGAAGCTTTGATCTTACCAAATTAAACAAGCATGATCGTAATAAGTTAGCCACGATGGGCATGGGCGATGAAGATATTACTAAACTATTTCGTAACCTGCTTGATCATGGTGAGTTTGACGGTAAACAAGTTGTGGGCATGAATGTTGAGAAATGGGATGCAGACGTGCTATCAAAATTCCGTATCTTCCTCAATCGTTACACCGACAGGCTGGTTCAAACCAATGATTATGGCGCACTCCACCGCTGGATGTCACACCCAACCGCTGCCCTTTTTATCCAGTTTCGCGGCTTTGTCTTTGGCGCTTGGACGAAATCCACCCTGTGGGGCATTAATCATTTTGACAGCAAGACATTGATCTTGGCACTGGCTGAAGTCGCTGCCGGTGTTGCTACTTATGCTGTTAGACAAGCGCCACAAGTAACAACGGAAGAAGGCGTCAAGAAATATATGGAAGATATGAGCAATCCCACCAAATTACTGATTAAGGGCTGGTCACGTGCTGCATCCGCTTCGATCATGCCGATGGTTGCTGATACAGTGTTACGTACCACGCCGTCTAACTTTCGCATTGATACGCGAGCCTCCGGCACAGCAACTGATGCCTTCTTTGGTAATCCGGCGATTGATCAACTAACAGCCTTCTTTGATTTTGTTAAAGGCACAAGCCGTGCAGTTGTCAACCAACAGTTACCAACTCAATCAACCGTAAGGAGCGGTGCACGTTCGCTCATTCCCTTTTCTAACTGGATTGCCTTTCAAGCCCTCCTAGGGGCACTAATCCAGCCACTTCCAACCAGTAATAGCGCCGCAGGACGCGGCTATAAATAGGATAGTCCAAAATTGGACGCTCCTATAAAACCAAGTAAAAATAAGGAGTTATTCATTGACAATACCTGAAATTATCTATCAAGGCGATGGTTCAACAAGCCAATTTGATATCCCTTTCCCTTACCTGCGCCGTGATCATATTACGGTTTTGATTAACCAAGTACCGGCTTCCTTTAGCTGGGTTAATAATAGCCGCATTGAAACATGGGCAACACCAGCTCAAACCGATATTATCACCATCCGTCGTATTACCCCACAAGCGCCTATCCATCAACTACAAAATAACCGACCTATCCCCGCTAAGGATTATGTCGAACTCGCCTTACAAGCTATGTATTTCGCTGAAGAACATTCTATAACCCCAGTCATTGGCGAGAAGGGCGATAAAGGCGATAAAGGGGACAAGGGCGATAAAGGGGACAAGGGCGATAAAGGGGACAAGGGCGATAAAGGGGACAAGGGCGATAAAGGGGACAAGGGCGACAAAGGAGACCCCGGTAGTGGAGGTAATGGTAGTGGCGATATGCTCAAATCCGTTTATGATCCCACAAACCAAGCCAAAGATGTTTTCCATATGGATAATATGACACAAGGTTCTAACAAAAGATATGTTACAATTAATGATATGCAATACTGGAATGGCGCGGCCAGAAATACAACGACGATCTTTGGAGTTCTAGGACTAGAGGGGGGTGGCAACCTATCTACTAATCGCACCATTACCCTATCAACCTCAACTAAAAACACTCTTGCTAAAGCTGATACCGCACTGCAACCCGCTGATATTAACGGCACCATTGCCAATAAGATTTCCGAAATGATTAACCAAGCCCTTGATATCTTTAAACAAAATCCTTCATTCACCGGCGAGATGCGGATTGATGGCGATATCTTAGCTTCCGGAGATATCACCGCCTATGCGAGTTTACAACCATGACATTAGTAACAACTGGGGCTATTTCAGCCTCAATGATTAATACAGAACTGGGGCGGGAAATGGCCGCCATCCTTTCTTTAAATAGTACTGTAGCCAGAGCTTTAGTGGCTAAGCCAACAGGCACCCTTAGCTTTAGTGATTTCTATGGCAAATCTGCCACTCCAACACGTGAACCGGCCAGTGGGTTTTTGTATGACGGAATCAACTTCGGCTGGATCGAATTAATTAACACAGAAAGCCCATCGTCCAGTTATCCGCTTGTTGTTTGGGATAATGAGTGGCTCAGCCTCTCTTCTACATTCCCCATTCCACCTAGTTTTGTTCAGAATGGCTGGCGGTATTTTCGAGCTGATAAGGTGAAAGAGGAGATAATCCCACCCTATTATGTAAATATTGATTATGGCATTTGGAGGGAAAAACTATGAACGAAACCATCACCACCACCGCCGCCACCACCGCCGTCACATCACCAATCTGGCTGCCACCACTTACCCAATTTAACGAATTTGCCGCACTCATCCTTACACTTTCCACTGCGGGATGGCTTATCACCCAGTCCATAACGCGCTGGCGTGAGGATAGGCGTAAAGATAAGGAATTTAAGAAAAACCATGACAAAACAAGTAGTTAAGAGCAAAGCTTCAACTGAATTATTAAATATGCTCCACGGCCTTATGGCGAAAGATATGAGAGACAAATTAGAACGTGGCGACTGCGAAGCCAAAGACTGGGCAGTCATCGTTAAGTTCTTGAAAGATAATGGTATTGATGCCGTCATTGATGACACGATGAACCATCTTGATGCTTTTAATCAACTCGTAGCTGCCGGTCAAAAGAGCATCAATGAACAGCTCATGATGCACTAATTGCTTTAAGCTGTAAAAAACATCAAAAATCATTAAATTGATTTTAAGCCACTTTTAAAGGCCGTGGACGCGCTTTATTATTTTCATGATAGATTTGTCATTTAAATCAATAAAGCCTCTCCACGACTTGGAAAATGCCAAATAAGGCCTATCTAGAAGGAGTAGATCAATTCGTACCAACAAAACACTTAAAACCAATCCCGCTCAACAAGATTTCAAACTCTTCCTCTTCCTCATTTGGAAACATCTTAACCTTCCCGCACCGACCCGTTCCCAATATATGATGGCCGACTGGCTTCAACATGGTTCTAACCGTCTTGTCATCTCTGCCTTTCGCGGTGTCGGTAAATCATGGGTCACTGCCGCCTATATCTGCTGGCTGCTGCTCAATGACCCGCAAATCAACATCATGGTCATATCAGCCTCTAAAGCCCGTGCCGATGACTTCTCGACCTTTGTTCTGCGTCTCATTCATGAAGTGCCTATCTTGCAGCATCTTCGTCCACGAGACGGCCAGCGCTCCAGTAAAATTGCCTTTGATGTTGCCCCCGCCAAAGCCAGCCAAGCCCCAAGCGTGAAATCAGTCGGTATCACCGGCCAGCTTACAGGTTCCCGTGCTGACATCATCATTGCTGATGATATCGAAGTAACCGGCAATTCAGCCACCCAAGGGATGAGGGACAAGCTCAAAGAATTAACCAAAGAATTCGCCGCCCTTGAAAAGCCGCCGACCAGAGATGAGAGGACGGGCGTGATTATCAAGACTTCCAAAATTATCTATCTAGGCACCCCGCAGACTGAACAATCAATTTATAACTCCCTGCCGGAACGTGGCTATGAAATCCGCATCATCCCTGCCAGATATCCCAATGAAAAACAGGTTGCCAGATATGGAAACAGATTAGGCCAGTTCATTGTTGATGATCTCGCCCGCAATCCCCATCTCGCCGGTCAACCCGTCTGTAATCGCTTTAGTGAACACACATTGCTGAAGAAACTCGCTGAATATGGTCAAGCCGGTTTCGCGCTTCAATTCATGCTTGATACATCTCTGGCCGATGCTGATCGTTACCCGCTTAAACTTCATGATCTCCTTGTCTTGGATTTAGACCGGAAACTCGCCCCCGTCGATATGGCCTGGTCGAATGACCGCTCATTGATTGTTGAAGATGTTCCCTCTATTGGCTTTGATGGTGACCGTTTCTATAAACCTTTCATGATTGCTAAGGATGACTGGCAGCCTTACGCCGGAACCGTCATGGCCATTGACCCTTCAGGACGTGGCGGCGATGAAACTACATGGGCAATTGTTAGTATCCTCAATAGCCGTTTATTCCTGCTTGATGCAGGTGGAGATAGAAGGGGCTATGAAGAAGCCGTACTTGAAGCGCTCGCCTTTAAGGCCAAGGAGTTTCATGTCAATGAGGTGGTTATTGAACCAAACTTTGGCGATGGTATGTTTAATAAATTGCTTAGTCCTGTTATGGCAAGGATACATCCGTGTAAAATTTCGGATACAGAGCGTTCACGCGGCCAAAAAGAACAGCGCATCATTGACACGCTCGAGCCAGTCATGAACCAACATCGGCTTTGTGTTGATCGTAAGCTTATTGAGCGAGATTTTAAATCAACCGAAATCTACCCACCAGAGCAACAAAACCGGTATCGCCTATTTTACCAAATGACCCGCATCACCAGAGACAGGGGCAGTCTCATCAAGGATGACCGACTTGATGCCTTGGCATTGGCTGTTCATTACTGGACACAACAAATGGCCAAGGATACTAGTCAGGCAGCTAATGAATTAAGGGAAAAATTGCTAGATGAAGAGTTGGCGAAGTTCATGGAACATGCCATAGGCCAGCCACAATATCAACAGTCACTTGTTCATGCTATTTTGTGAGAGGGTGTATTTATTTAGTAAATTGTCGCAAAAGTCCTAGACTTTTAAAATTAGAAGCCTCAAAAGAGGGGGGTTTGGGGGGAGTTCCCAAGCGATTACTGAACATGTCTAATCGTCTGAACAACTCTAAATCTGCATAAATGTTTTTGATCGTTCTTGTTACTTGTTTCCTTTAATAACTGTAGTACAGAAACCTAGCAGAACTAGTTAAGAGCAGCTTTTTCAATTTGGTTTTTGTTCCTTCCTTCCCCTTTTTAAAAAAAAAAATCTTTAGTAAATTTTCAGCTTTGAAAGAAATCTTTAATAATCTTTTAAAACTTGACATTGATAAACTTAGTTTTATATTAATCTAGTTTTACTAATTATAGTTTTATTTGGGGTTTTTAGCTATCCTTAAATTTGAGCGCTTCTCTTTCAGAATGGCTTAAAGCATGTCTAAAAACCCTAAATCGATTTTAAGGCACTTTTAAAGCCTCTGGAGACGTTTTATTATTTTCATGGTAGATTTATCATCCTGGATATTGAAAGCCTCTCTACGGGCTTTAAAATGACAAATAAGCCCTATCTGTAAGAAATCATAATTGCAGTTACGATCTTTTCTCAAAAGACACAAAAGGGGGTAAATCCCAATAGCAAAATTAACAGCCTAAAAAACCCAATAAAATCAAAAGCTTAAATTACGACTTCCTTGTGAATAAGTTTTTTCTTTTGGTCCCTTTTCTTTTTTAGGAGAGACTATTAAACATATTATAATATATATATATACATAATACTAACGATATATAACGATATATAACGATATATAACGATGGGTACCCTATATAGATATATTAATTAATAGTTATTAGATATTAGATATTAGATATTAGATATTAGTTATTAGATATTAGATATTAGATATTAGATATTAGATATTAGATATTAGTTATTAGTTATTAGTGATTAACTCTTGAGAGAGTATCCCAGCGATGGCGTAATTAGAGTGATAAAACTAATAAAAACAATAACTTAAATTACAACTCCCTTGTGAGAGTATTAATTATTTAAAATTTAGATCGATCTCTAACGATATCGCCCCCACCGCGTTACTGCTAGAGTGCCTAAACAACAACAAACAAAGTAAAATAATCCAACGCGGTTTAGAGGTAGTCTCTGCTATATCCCGACAATCGTTAGAGGTCGTTCTAATTCTTAAATCTTAGTCTTTCATTTCCTCTACTCCCCATGGTATAGGAATTCTGAATACCCGTGTCTCTTTCTCCCACGGGTGTTTCGAGTGGAGCGGATGTTTTCATTTCCATGATTTTGGTTTCTTTCTCGTGTTTTATTGTTGTTATTCTATGGTAAAGTCCGATTCTTTGCCGTGCTTTTGTTGTGTTTTTGTGGTATCTGTGCCCCATCCCTCGGCTAACGCATCGTGATGGGTACATGTTCAGACCTCGTTTAAAAATGGTGAAAAAATATGAAACACCAAATCGACCTTGAGGACAGCCAGTTACCCCCCGCGGGAGTCTGTCGTAAGGGTGTCCCAGATGGCTGTTTTTAAGCATTTGGTCACACATTTGGGCGCAGTTTTGACCCAAAGCCTTATGACTCTAAGAGAAATATCGGATTAGTAATCCGATTATGGGGTTTTGAGGGGGGTTTGGGGGGGAGAAACACGTATGAAATGGATGGGAGAAAACAAGAATACATACATACCCTTTAGGCGGTTGTAGCTTTGAAGACTTGGTAGATTTAACCTATAGCTGGTTAAAGCGCCTGTTTAGGCCTACTAAGCATCGTAATCACGGCCATGATTTAAGAAGCTCCCGCCTAATCCTACCGCATCACCAACGAAAATCCTTTTAAAAACAAGACCTTACCACCGTTTCAACATTGGGTTTGCGGCTGGTGATTTTTGCAAAAAAAACCTAATAATTTCAATAACTTAACAAATAATTAAGGAGAAACACCATGTCCAACGAAACCACACCTATGACATCCAGCCAACGCGCTGCCGCAACCAAAGCCCGCCTAGAGGCTAAGAAGGAAGCTAAAGCCAAGGAGAATATCGCCGCACTCGACAAGCTCATTGACGTTGTCCAGATCATCCGGCAGGTAAGACCGGCCATGACCCTAAACCAAGTGCTGGTGTTCTTAGAGATTGCTAAAGGTTGTCAAGGGTCACGCGGTAAGATCGAGAATTTGGAAGTTCGCAAGAGGACGGGACTGGAGTCATCAAACTTAGCCACAATAGTTAAGGCACTATCTCTAGAAAGCCATTTAGGGAAGGGTATGCAGAAAGACATTGAAGGGCTTGGCTTAGTTGAAGTGTTTGAAAATGATGCGGACGGGCGGGCTATAGACGACCATTTGACTAACAAAGGAAAAGAATTAAGTAAAAAAATAATAAATAAAATGCTGTAAAAACAACAACTTACATGTTTTTCCGAAAAATAATTCATATTTCTTCATTTTCCCTATTGACTAACTAAATACTAAGTGGTATCTTCATCCCCATCAGCACGACAAAAGGCTACCTAGCCCCACCGCTCTGCTGGTAGGCAAAACCGGCCACAGGCGCTACGGCGTGATGCCTTTAGGGAGGGAACCAATAAGCCTCCCATCTTCCATACGGTGGCAGTCGATAGCCTTGACATCTTTCCAAGGGGAGCGGGCAAGGGAGAAATCCTTTGTGTTGGCGGCGGCAACCCTAGTAACCTTGTGAGTAGCATGGAAGCGTAGAGATGGTACAGAACGTTAATCTCGTGGGGGAATAAGGCCTTTTTATATAATGAATTCAAGTATTTAAAGGAGAAAGAAGATGAACACCAATTATTCGGAGCTAACACACGAGCAACTCTATTCAGAGTTGACACCTGCCACGGGTACAGGTTCAAGCACATACAGGGAAAACATGAGGGCTAGTTTTGCTAAAACACCTTATGTTTCAATAGATGCATGGTTTCCTCATGCAAGGCGCATCAATTATTATATTGTTAATAAGCCCGATATGGGTAGATGGGAATTTGAAGGACTTGTGAAGGCATGGGAAGAAAATGGCGCGTTTGGAACAGCGAAGGACATTAGTTACTTCACTGATGAGAATGGCACATATCGTAAACACGTAATAAAGCTGTGCCCTCGCTATATCCTAGAGGAAGCAGCCGCCAAACTCGCCGGATGGGATCCAATTTAAGGAGAACCGCCATGGCAATACGGCCGAGAGGCAATAGATGGGTTGCGGATTTCCGCGACCCTCTAGGAAACCGCCACCGCCGTTCATTCCCATCAAGGCGAGAAGCAGTCGCATGGGAAAGCGCGGCCAAGTTGGCAATTAGTGAGAACAAACCACTACCACCAGCGCCAACTGTCATCAAGAAAAGCCCGCATATGGCGCGGCTAAACACGATGGACGGCTTGTTAAACTATTTAATTAATGTGGACTGGCAGCATAAAAAATCTGCCCAAACTTTAATTAAGAATGGGCGGGACGTAGTCACTTACTTTGGCGCGTTCACTACACCGGCTTCAATCACCAGGCACACTATCGAGGCTTTCAAGTCTCATCTTGCATCAATTGGAGCAACAAACGGCACTATCAACCGCAAACTGTCGGCCTTGTCGAAGCTGCTTACCATGGCGCGGGATTTGGAAACCGTTTCAAACGTGCCAGCTATTAAGTGGATGCGAGAAGAAAAAACAAAGTTTCGCTTTCTGGACGTACAGGAAGAAGACCAACTCTTGGACTATTTCCGCCATGGCTGCGAATTCAACAAGTTGCTCATGTGTAATTTCTGTATGTTCTTGTTGGACACAGGCGCACGGCTAAGCGAGTTGTTTAATCTCAACCAGGCAAGCTTTAGCGCATCGGGTTGTTCAGTCACTTTCTGGCTAACCAAAACCGGGAAGCCTCGCACTGTCCCCTTAACGGCACGGTGTCAAGCAATGCTGTCATGGGAAGCGCCGTTCATGGCGTGGTTAGAGGATGGTTCTTTAATGAGTCAACCGCGAAGCGGCGCTTGGCCGCGCCTATTTCGTAAGCTTTGGGAAGAGATGCAGAAAGCCTTAGGCTGGCCGGATGTCACGCCGCACACGCTTCGTCATACCTGCTGTTCAAGGTTAGTAATGGGTGGTGTGGATATCAAGCGAGTCATGGAGTGGATGGGGCATAGCAACATCAACACCACCACCCGTTACATGCAGATTAGCCCGCAGGGTTTAGCTGATATTGTTAAGGTTTTAGAGAAGGACGAACTATTGGAAAAAGATGAAATTGTAAGTGAGAAAAACGAGGAGATGAAACAATGTCGTATAGTACCGAAAGTCCACCGGTTCGAACATTTCGAAGCGAGATCGGCCTTGATTGCGACCTATATCGCCTAACAAGGCTACGCGGCCATTGGGCGTTAACATTCACTGATGCCATCACTGGTAAGCGGCGGCGTCATAGTCTAAAAACTGGTTCACGTAGGGAGGCTGAAAAGGCCGCACCGTCTGTCTTTAAGTCTTTGACAAGGCCAACAAATGATAATGTTGATAGTCTTGTTGAAGCCTATATGAAAGACAAGGCCGGGCGTGTTATTGAGCAGGACACACAAAAGCGTTGGCAGCGACTAAAGCTGTATTTTGGCGGTCGTACTGTCTCCACCATTACAATTGCTGATAGTCGCGCTTACGCTGAAATGCGTCGGCGGGTAGGTATCAAGAACGGTACAATCTACACAGAGTTGCTTAACTTACGTGTTATTTTCAATTGGGCAAAGAAGCACAACCTGATTGCACAGGCTCCCTATGTTGAACTACCGCCACCTTCACCGCCTAGGGAACGTTCCTTAAGTGAAACAGATGTTAAGCGGCTGCTACGCCATGTCCATCTGCCGCACTTACGCCTAGCTATTATTCTAATGCTTTCAACAGCAGCCAGAGTAACAGCATTGTTAGAACTAACATGGGATAGGGTGGATTTCGACCGCCGTCTCATTCACTTGTCTAATCCTCATGAACAGGGGCGACGTAAAGGCAGGGCAATCGTGCCAATTAACAACTCGTTGAATGAAGCGCTTTTTGAGGCCTGCCAAACCGCTCAAAGCAATTTTGTGATTGAGTGGTACGGAAAGCCTATTAAGAACCTTTGGACTGGCTTGCGAACCACTGCTA